CATACCTCGAAAGAAACCGTGAGCTCGTCCGCCGGATACTCACCGCCATACCCCGACTGAAATCAGTCATAGTCCTCGGGGCAGCCCGAGGCTATCTGGTCAAAGCCTTCTACGAGCAGGGTATCTACGCCGTCGGCGTCGACCTCAGCCGGTGGGCGGTGGAGAACTGCGCTGAAGGCGTTGAGCCCTACATGTACTGTGGCGACGTATGCGACCTCAGCGCGTGGGAGGACGGCGAGTTCGACCTCGTCGTAGCCCTCGACGTGCTGGAGCACATCCGCGTACCGGACCTACACCTCGCCATAGATGAGGCGACCCGGGTCGGCCACATGGTCATACTAGACGTCCCCATAATGCCCCACGACGACGCCCCCGACCAGAGCCATGGCACAGACAAGAGCCATGTGAGCTGCTACTCAAAGTACTGGTGGATACAGCAGTTCATGGCCCGAGGTATGGAGCCCTTCGGCCAGCCCAGCGAGTACACCTACCCCGAGGAGCATGAGGAGACCCCTTGGCCGGACAACCACGACCACGGCTACACCGTCTGGTTCCGCCGACCCCCGCCCATCCCAACGCCCGATACCGTACCCATAGTGGTGGTAGCAGAGGGAAGCGAGGAATTCAAGATCCTATGGTGGGCTAACGCACATTTCGTCGGCACGGGCTACGGCGTAGGCACTAAGGGCGTCATATTCGACCTTCTCAAGCACTACAAGATCCGCAACCTGGCCTTCTACGGGCTTGAGGGCGCCGCCCTGGGATTCAATGGGCTCATCACCTATCCCAAGCGCTTCGATCCATTCGGCTCGGACGCCGCGCAGCTCCTGTGCAACCGGTGGAAGCCCGATGTCCTGGTCACGCTTTTCGACATCTGGATCGACGAGTCAGGGAGCTCTCTGGGAGGCCCGGGGTGGCTGAGCGGAATGCACCCGCGCTGGGTGCCGATCATACCCGTAGACCACGACCCGATACCGCCACCTGTCTTGACGCCGGCGAGCAAGGCCTACAAGCCGGTGGCCATGAGCAGGTTCGGACAAAGGCAACTGGAAAATAACGGCGTGGATTCGACGTACATACCGCATGGCGTGGACACGCTGGTCTACAAGCCCTCGAAGGACAAGGTGGCAAGCCGCCAACACCTCCAGGACATATCAGTCCCGCTCGTCTCCGGCAGCGAAGAGCCCTGGCCGGACGAGTGCTTCGTCATCGGCAAGGTCGCCGCCAACAAGGACACCAGGCGCAAGGGCTTCGACAAGGATGCCATGGCCCTCGCCATATTCTTCGAGAATAACCCTGACGCCCGAAAGGACACCCGGGTCTTCCTGCAAACGCTCGCCCGCTTCCCCGGCGGCTTCAACATCGACCACTGGTACGACATCTGCGGCGTCTCACAGTACGTGAAGGTCATAGACGAGTTCTTCTGGTGGCAAGGGCTGACCCCCGAGGACATGGCGAAGCTCTACGGCGGCATGGACGTACTGCTCAACGCCTCTCGCGCCGAGGGATTCGGCATACCCATCCTCGAAGCGGCCTCATGCGCCGTGCCGACGATCGGAACCAACTTCACATCTATGCCCGAGCTCATAAAGGGTCACGGCTGGCTGGTGGAGAAATACAACCGAGAGCTCACGGCAGCCCTCAGCTTCATTGCATCTCCAAGCGAGCACGAGATGGCGCAGCATATAGAGGATGCCTACAACCATCCCGACAAAACCGCGCAGTTCGGTGAAGCGTCGAGGAAATTCGCCTTAAACTACGACTGGAAGAAGGTCATCGTGCCACTCTGGATCAACCTCATAGAGGAGATTCGAGAGGAAATGCGTCCTAAGACCCTCGCCGAAAGGAGGCTGAGGGCATGAGCGTACTCGTAGGCGTCCCGGTCAAGGAATCGGCGGTATGGCTCCCACGATTCCTAGAGCAGATTGAGAAGCTTGAGGACGTGTCCCGGATCGTGTTCAGCTACGGGCCGAGCCGCGACCCCACACTACAGTTCCTAAAGGAATGGGAAAGCGAGACTAAGCACTCGACTGAGATCATCCACGAGCCGGCCATGCCTAGGCCTCTCTCAGCCGCTGAGATCGCCCCAGTCTACAAGGACTTCCAGGACATCATCGGAGAGAAGGGCTGGAGGGACGAGACGCACTTCCTACTCATCGACGCCGACGTAATGGACGTCCCCGCCGACCTGATTCAAAGACTAATGAGACACGATAAGGACATCATAGCGCCTTTCGTATGGGTTGACCGATCGTTTCCACGACAGTTCTTCGACGTCCACTGCTTCCGGTTATACGGCTACCGCTTCCACCCCTTCTTACCACCTGATCCTGAAGACGGCAAACCCTTCGAGGTGGATAGCGTAGGTTCCTGCTACCTCGCAAAGTACGAAGTATTCAAGCTCATCGAATACGAGAACCCGCATCCCCACATGCGCTTCTGCGAGAATGCGCTGGACGAAGGCTACGAAGTCTGGGCCGACCCAGGAACCGAGATATTACACCTCGACACCATGAAGGTAGGGGTCGCAAAGTCACCGCTTGAAGTGCTGAGAGGAAAGAAATTCGATCCGCCCCCCTTCATAAAGAAGGACGGCTCCATCATCGCCAACGAGGATTTTGACAAGGAACTGATAAAAGCCTTCGTATGGGGAATAGTGGAGTGACCGTCGAAGCCGTCCGAGAGCGGACGGTTGAAGACGCCGTCTTCTCCGTGATTGTGCCGGTGCGCGACCGCTATGGCCCGATGCTCAGGAACTGCCTGAAGAGCGTAGAGCTTCAAACGCTTCACCCCTTGGAGCTCATCGTGGTTGACTACGGATCTATCGAGGAAAATCATGAGAAGATGATGCAGATCCTGCCAGACTGCTGCACCGTCTACCGCTGCGAAACCGACGAACCTTGGAGTCTCGCCGTCGCCCGCAACATAGGGCTCCGCCGGGCCACGGCGAGGTATTCCTGCGCCCTAGACGCCGACCTGATAATGGAGAAACATGTCCTCGAAATCGCCTACGAGATACTCAGCGCCCACCCACGCATCTACATGAGCACCCATATAGTGCTCCTAGACCCAGCCGCCATTAACTTCGCCAAACTCAAGCTTCCACGAGACTACAAGAAGCTGATAACGTTCCGCTGGACCAACATATCAGAAGGATGGGGCGGCTTCGTAAGCGCCCCCACCGAATGGTGGCACGAATGCCAAGGCTTCGACGAGCGCATGAAGCTCTGGGGCTGGGAGGATGTGGATATGTGGAAGCGGGCAGCCCGAGCTGGTCTAATCCGCGAACGTCTATCCCTCACGAGACACCCAGACATCAAAATATACCATCAACACCATCCAAATATCCAACTTGAAGCAATTCGTCTTAAAAATGACAAGATAAACGACGCCATAAAACAGAACGAGTATTTTGCGAAGCGGGGAAGCGGCATACTACGTAATGACGAGAACTGGGGGATCTGGCGCTGAAGGTTTTGGTGATCGGTCTCGGAGTTGTTGGTTTACCTACAGCAGAGTATCTTGGAGGCTTTTACGAGGTTTATGGTTACGACATGAAACCTCGGAAGGGCATAAGCTTCATTTCCGTGTTAAATCCTAATCAGGTCGAAGCAGATATTTTTGTTATCTGCGTTCCAACGAATCAAGTGGAAAATGTTTGCGGACACCTAAACCGCGACAAACTTATTTTGATAGAGTCAACAATGCAAATAGGTTCATGTAAAAGGATCTCTCAAAGCCTACCCTTGTTGGCTTACTGTCCTCACCGCTACTGGGAAGAGTCCCCAGAGGAACATGGCGTGAGGCAAACAAGGGTTTTGGGCGCTGTCAACGAGGAAAGTCTAAAAAGGGCGAAGAATTTTTATGAAGGGGCAAACATCCCCGTTTACATCGTTTCTAGCATAGAAATTGCTGAGGCAAGCAAAATCGTTGAAAACTCGAATCGCTTTGTAAACATAGCTTTTTCTGAGGAGGTTAAGATGATCTGTGAGGAAATCGGTCTTAACTTTGAAGAGGTTAGACAAGCCTGCAACACTAAGTGGAACGTTCAAATTCTTGAGGCCAGAGAGGGAATAGGTGGAGTGTGCCTTCCCCAAGATATAGGTCTGTTATCAGGCCTTTGTGGCGGTGATCTGCTAGAAGCCGCTGTTAAAACAGATGAAAAATATAGGACGCGTCTAGCTTAGAGGAGATGAAAAACGTGGGCTTGAAAATAAAACATATGTTCACGTCAGGATACAATGGGCAAGTTCTGGGGAAGCATCAGAGCCTTTACGGAACTTGGATACAAATGACTTGGCCTGAACTTTTTATGCTTGAATGGACATTGGCAGACAACAGAGATATTACCCGAATCGTGGAACTGGGAACTGGACACGGGGCCCTCACTCTGTTCTTCGGACTTCACATGTCTATGAGGGGTGGAAAGGTACTCTCCTTTGACATTAAAAAGATAGTACCGCCTCAATGGTATGAGCTGTCAGAGAAGCTAAACATTACATTTGAGCAGGCAGATGTTTTTACCTCTGGAACCGTTGAGAAGGTAAGGGAGTTCATAAAAGATGGTAGGGCTTTGATATTTTGTGATAACGGGGATAAGAAGCGGGAATTTCCCTTGTATGCGAGGGTGCTGAAGAAAAACGATTTAATAATGGCTCATGATTGGGGGCCGATTGACCTGAGCGGTATGGGCTGGGGTGTAGTTGGGGGCGAGATTCGCCATGAGCATCTGGACCAAAAAACACTATCGATGTTGGAGGTGTATCGGCAACAAGAGTTTTTGGATTTGAAGGCTAGAATATTGAGCATGAGACGAAAATAATTATGTATGCTTGTTATATTGTTTTCAACAATGAGGCCACAATACGTGAGAGTCTAACCAGCATTTTGCCATATGTCGAAAAGGTTGTGGCTGTCGATGGCGCATATCGAGACTATCCTCATAAGGAAGCTAAATCTACAGACGCTACCAAAGAAATATTTTTTGAGGTATGCGCTGACAAGCTAATCTGGATAGATTCTGATGCAGCGTGGCCCAGTCAAGCTGTCAAAAGAACTCAATATCTTGACCATGTTCCAGTAGGCAAATGGTTCATTCAGATAGATGGTGATGAAGTCATTGAGGGAAAGGTTGCCGAGGCTTTTATCTTTGCTGAATCCTCACATTTTAGGTGTATGGGGATTATGGTTCAAAATTATATGCCAATATGGAATGGTTTAAAACTTACTTGGATTAACTCATTTCCATGTTGGCATTATACGGATAAACCAATTAAGAAAGAAGATTGGAGTCGCCTTAAATGGAAAGAATACAGGGGTGTTGGTAAACGACTCTATAGAAAAATTAAAGGAATGAAATATAGAACTCACATTTCAATTATGGTAGGTAAAGAAGTTATAGACCCAATGGAAACAACTCTAAAGGATGTATTGCTAATTAATAAGCCTCAGAAAAGAGGTTGGGAAAGATGGGAGCAGAACTCCGTTTATAAACATAGAGGTAGACGTTGACATTTACGGACTTCCGTTAAGTTTAAGGTGAAAAATAATGGGTAAAGCACTACTTTACATCCAAGCCGTACGGAAACATAGCCTGTTCTGGGATTGGATGGATCGAATCAACTTTGTGGATAAACTTATAGTGAAGAACTATATGCACCACGAAGCACATGAAATAGCCATGAAATACTTCTTCAGTCACCGTGAATATGATTACCTCATCGTTTCTTGCGACGACATAGTTGCGATGCCCGATCATGTCCGACTTCTGCTTGAGGATGAAGAGGAACATGGCTTCCCCGTAGTGAGTGGCTGGCAGAACCACAACTTAATTTCAAATATGGCGTCTATCACTTTGAATCCAATCAATAGCGATGATTTAAGAACAAAAACCATTTACACAAAGTCATATCAATTCGTTCCAATCCGTGACATAATTTTAGCGAAGCATGGCTACCCCTTCCTTAAGGTCTGGTTTGTGGGGCTACCCTTCACCTTGATTCGCAGAGAAGTATTGGAAAAATGCCCTCTCAAACCATTTAGACTAACAAAGGATAGGCTATGCGTTACAGCTGAAGCTAAGAGAAGCGGCAGAGGACAAATGTTTGATCTCCAATTCGCCGTCAACTGTTCCCGAGAGAACATACCTATCATAGTAGATCAGCGAATCCACCTCCTTCACTTCAAGCCTTACGCAGATCGGTTCTACGTGGGCAAAGAAAAAACATCGGTTCAATTCATTAAAGCGGAAGTCTAGCTAGAAATGTATGCATGTTATACAGTATTAGATAATGCTCTGACACTGCGTGAAAGCCTGAACAGCATACTTCCATACGTTGAAAAGGTAATTGCAGTTGACGGCGCATGGAAGGGATTTCCACATAAACACGCATCTTCAACGGATGACACTAAAAAAATATTCCATGAATTATGTGGAGATAAGTTGATCTGGATAGATTGTAACGGTAAACATTGGCCTAGCGAAGTCCATGCTCGAAATCAGTATGCTCAACGTGTGCCGATTGGCAAATGGTATCTAGAAATAGATGGCGATGAATACGTGAAAGGAAACGTTGAAAAGGCATTCAAATCAGCGGAATTCTCAGACTATATTTGTATGGGTATAATAGGAGTAAATTTTAAACCTATTTGGAGGGGATTGGTTCTTGAAACGATACGCGGCAATCCCTGCTTCATTTATACAGATAAACCCATCAGAGAAGAAGACTGGGATGATCTTCAATGGAAGAAATTCACTGGTACCGCCAGACGAGTTTACCGTAGACTTGAAGGCTTCAGATATGCTCACGGACATTGCACTGCATGGGTTGGTAAAAGTCGTGTACGCATTCAAGCCATGTTAAAAGATGTGGAACTAGTTAACATGCCTCAAAAGAGAGGCTGGAAAAGATGGCATGAAAACTATATTTACAAAAAAGATATGCGCTAAATGATATGTTCTCGGTGCATCTTAGATTCCAGAATCCCAAGTATCACTTTTGATGAGAAGGGAGAGTGTAACTACTGCAAGATGCATGATGACTTTGAGCGTGATCATCCGATTAGCAAGGAAAAACTGGAGGAGATGACCGATAAGATCGAGAGGGAGGGACGGGGAAAAAGATACGACTGTATTGTCGGAATCAGTGGCGGGTGTGACAGTACACTTCTACTGTGGAAGACCGTTGAATTAGGCTTGAAACCCCTAGCGGTTCACTTCAACAATAACTGGAACACGAATGTCGCAGAAGAGAACATGAGGAAGGTTGTAAATGAGCTTGATGTGGACTATTATGAAGTGACAGTAAACCAGCAAGAGTACGACGAAATCTGCCGATCATTCCTCAGAGCCTCTGTTCCCGATGATGATATTCCTAACGACATTGGCTTGGCTACTACACTTTATATGGCTGCTGAAAGGTTTAAAGTCAAGAATATTCTGATAGGGCACTCCTTTAGAACGGAGGGGACAACGCCCCTTGACTGGAACTATATGGATGGTAAGTATATTGAAACGGTTCAACGCAAATTTGGCAGCCTTCCACTTAAGACATATCCTAACCTATGGCTCTCAAGTTGGCTCAAATGGATAGCTCTCAGAATAAAGCGGCTTCGTCCATTGTGGTACATTGATTACCGCAAGGAAGAGGTAAAAAAGCTTCTCAAGAAGCGTTTTGATTGGACTTGGTATGGAGGTCATCACCTCGAAAACAAATACACTGTATTTCATGTCAATCAGATGCTGATTAAAAAATTCAATATGGATTTGCGCTACATTGAGTATTCGGCATTCGTTAGATCAGGGCAGATGACGAGGGATGAAGCAATAGAAAAAACCGAGTGTCCTACAGAGATAAATGATAGCATTATAAATGAGGTTAAGACACGACTAAAACTGTCTGATAAGGAATTCAAAGATATTATGAATGCGCCTATTAAAACACATTTTGACTATGAAACCTATCATGAAACTTTCAAGCGTTGGAGACCGTTCTTCTGGTTAGCCACCAAAGCAAACCTTATTCCCGAAACATTTTACGTGAAATACACCACATAGAAAGAGAGGAGGCGTTTTTATGCAAAAACTAAACATACTCTGCATAGTGGATAGCTGGGGTTGGGCGCACGAGTTCAACGCTAGAGGCGTAAAGAAGTATTCAAGGCATCAGGTAACGGTTCTCCCCGTCTATCGAGGAGGGTTAACCTCCCAAATTGTCGATAAACATGATGTGATATTCGTTTTTAGTCGCTGGATTTGGAATTATTTTGGCAAGAGCGTCAGACAAGCAGTTATGAAGAAGCCTACTATTCTATACTGTTGCGGAACCTTTTTCGGATCACCTCCACCCACCGTCGAAACATATGCCGTCTGCACCGAGAGGCTCGTGAGGAAGTGCAGCGCTTTAGAAATGAGAAATGTGGTGCTACTGAGAGAAGGCGTGGATACCGAGATTTTCAAACCAAAAGACAAGTCGGTCTCCAAGACTCTGCAGGTTGGTTGGGCCGGGAACCCGAATAGAAAAATCAAACGCTATCACCTTATTAAACATATCAAATACCCAATTAAAACCATGACAAGGCACGCAGAGAAGTATAGAGTCAAAGGTCGAAGTCGAAAGGCCATGGTGGACTTCTATAACAGCCTAGACGTCTACATCACACTTATGGCTCAGAACGGCGCTCACGGCGTGAACCTCTGCATTTTGGAGGCGATGGCATGCGGGTTGCCCGTAATTAGTACCAACATAGCTGGAATATCTGAACTTGTTCCAACAGAATGGCTTATTCCAGATACGCCCGACAGCCTAGTTATCGGGGAGATGGAACGAAAGCTTGCTCTTCTTGAAGACAAACAATTGAGAGAAAAAATTGGCCGTAATTATCGTCAGTATATTCTCAAGTTCCGCTCTTGGAAAATGAGAGTAAAGGATTGGGATCAAGCCTTTGAGAGAGCTGCCGATTATGATTGACATCTGGGTTACATACAAGGCCAAGTCATGGCTTGAAAAGTGGTTTAAGCCTCACCATGTCGGCTGGGAGTTCGGATCTGGATATTCAACCATATGGATTGCCAAGAAAGTCAAGTTTCTAACCTCCGTTGATAACAACAAGGGATGGCATGATCAGGTTAGGAAAATGATAAAAAACTACAAAATTAGTAATGTCAAATTATTCTACGAAGCCGACTTGAGTGTCTACCCATTAATAATCGATGTGTGTGATAATGAAACCCTAGACTTTCTATATGTAGATGGAAGAAACAGAGTCGCATGCGTAAAAAGTGGCTACATAAAGATCAAGAAAGGCGGGATACTAATACTTGACAACTCAGATAGAGAAAGATATGGTGAAGCATTCAAGTTATTATCCGATTGGCCTAGACTTGACTTCGCAGGTTCAGGGAGAGGCGGAGAATGGCAGACCTCAATATGGACAAAGCCATAGAGGTTCTGATCCTAATAGATGTCTATGGCTGGGCATTCGATTTTGTAAGCCGTGGCATCGTGAAGCATTCAGACGCGTTCAATTATGAGGTGAAGTGCTGGAACGAAGTAAACAGCGGCGATAAGCGCTTCGATGTGGTTTTTGCCTTCGACTATGATACCTGGAACTACACGGGCGGTCACCGCATGTGGCTAGGGAAGGCACGGAAGTGCATCGGCATCAGAACTAACCCGCCTGACCCCCGGCTCATTGAGGAAGCACCCCAATTCCACGCCGTCGGCTGCAACAGCCTGAAAACCTACAACCTACTCAAGGGAAAGTACCCCAACGCCGACAACATATATTTCACGCCCAACGGGGTCGATACAGACATCTTCCAGCCGGCCCCCCGAAGCGGGGAGACCTTCAAGCTGGGCTGGGCGGGCTCTGCCGAGCGTCCCTGCAAGCGCGTCCACCTAGCGAGGCGGCTGGACTACCCAGTCCGTGTTATGTGCCGGCGCTGGGGAAAATACTTCGTGAAGGGCGCCAGCCGGAAGCACATGCAGAAGTTCTACGCTAAAATCGACTGCCTCGTCCACACGAGCAACCGGGAGGGTATGACAAGCGTCGCCATCGAAGCGGCATCCTGTGGACTCCCCATCGTGGCCACCGACGTCGGCGACATGGCTCAGCTCGTCGAAGCGGAGTGGCTCGTCCCAGTCGAGCCTGAGGACGCCGTCGTCCAGGAGATGAATAAGCGACTGGAAATTCTCAAGAACGATGTGGAGCTGCGCCATAGAGTCGGAGAGCGGAATCGCCGGGAGGTTCTTGATAACTGGGACTGGCGGCACAGGGTCGCCGGGTACGAGGATATGTTTAGAGGAGCATTGGGAAATGAGGGTCTTAGTCACCGGGGGAGCGGGCTTTATCGGCCGACACCTCATAGAGGAGATGGTCAATCGGGGCTATGAGCCCGTGTGCTTCGACCTCATAGAGACGAGCCTATGCGAGTCCATCGTCGGCGACATAACTGACCGGGACGTCGTGTTCGACGCCGTCGAGGGCGTGAAGGCGGTGCTACACCTGGCCGCCGAGGCTGACATAAACAACGCCCATAAGAAGCCGGCGAATTGCGTGGCGGTCAACGTAGGTGGCACT